CGTTTATAATTCGTGTTCCGTTATAATTGTAAACTTCGATTATAGCAGTAGGGTCGTTAGTATATCCGAAGTCTAATCCAATACCTATTAATTTTGCGTCGTAAGGTACGCTATTAATTTGTTTCCAATTATTAAATATAACGCCCTCAAGCATTCCTATTTCGCCAAGCCCGTAAACCTTCCACCAATTTGCCCAATAAGACGACGTAGCGGCTTTGTCGCGGTTCCTTTCTATTTGTTGAACTATTGACTTGTCTAATGCTTCGTTATCTTTGTAGGTAAGAATTAAAAAATCGCTATCGGGTTCGTCTTTTAGTTCCTTATGTACCCAAAATTCGCTTGTAGGGTTATAATCTAAATAAATAAATTTCTTTGTACGAATATTAAGCTGTTGGAAACTTTCAAAATTAACATTGTTACATTCGTTTATAAATAAAATATCACGCCTTGCACCCCTTAATTTATCAGGTTGGTCTGCGCTAAAAAATTCAATGTAACTGCCTTTAGTAAATCGGTAAGTAAGGTTGGATTGATTAAAATTGTTTTCGTTAAAATTACCTATCCATCGCATTATTTTAATAAAGTCTTTTAATGCGCCTCTTTTAATATGTGGTATTGATTCCGAAACTACCGATATTTCACTATTCGGATTGTCAATAGCGTATTGAATTAAAAAAATAAGTATTGTAAACGTTTTTGAACTTGACGTGCCACCTTGTATTATTCTAACTCTTTTTCTTAATTGTGCTATTTTTTTTTGCGCTGTTGTTTTACTCAACATCTAAATCTAATTTATTAAATATAGGTTTTTCAGCTTCTTCGGTTACCGTGTGATTCATAGCTAATTTACGCAGTTCTTCAGGTGAAGCAATCAATTTCATTAACGCCATTTGTAAAGCTGGAGCATTTGACTTGTACCATTTAGAACGCATTGAAACTTTTAATTCAGTTCTATTTTGATTAAGTAATTCTTTTAGCTCCTCCGATTTTTCCATTTCCCAAGCATAAAATGTACTTGAAGAAATAGGTAAATAAGCTATAATATCGTCAAAAAAAAACAATCTGTGTTTAACAATCATTTCTTTTGCTTGTTCGTATATCTTTTGTTTATCGTATGCCATTGTAATTTATTTTAATTCAACTCCGTTCTTCTTAATAACTAAATTCGGGTCAAGTTTTTTCATCCTATCCACAATAACTTGGCAATACTTCGGGTCTAATTCCATTCCGTAACATTTACGTTTGAGTTGGTGTGAAGCTACCATTGTAGTTCCACTTCCTAAAAATATGTCTGCAATTAAATCTTTTTCATTAACTGCTTTGATAATATCTGAAATCAATGAAATTGGTTTAGGACAAGTGTGTTTTCCTTTTAATTCATCAATTATTTCAGTTACTTGCTCAAAGAAATCAAAATTGTATTTATTTTTTGGTTTCCCCCAAATAAATAAAGGTTCTATTTTTCTAAAATGACTAATACTACCTCCAGTTCTTTTGTTTTTGCTTAACCAATAAAAACAATCTTTTGGGTCTTTATTCCACCAAAATTTTTGGTATGCCCATCCAGTAGATATAAAAATAAAATCAGATACTAATTGCAAATTACTAAACCATTCATCACAAAATTTTAGATATTCATCTCCTTTTGTGTCTTTATGTGAATTGTATTCAAAACCTATACCATAAGGCGGGTCAGTAAATACCATATCCGCTTTCTCACCATTCATCAACTTTGCTACTTGGTCGCTATCGGTACTATCCCCACAAAGTAAACGGTGTTCTCCTATCTCAAATAAATCTCCTAATACTATGTCCGTGTTTATCTCGTTAGGTATTTCGTAATCGTCTTCCTCTGCTTCAAGTTCTTCTGCTACCGATAAATCAACGGGTAAATCTAACCCCCAATCGTCTAACTTTTCAACGTCCCATTCATTAGCTAAACTATCCCAATCCCACTCTCCAAAACCAACATTATCCTTAATTAGAAATTCCGCTTTTTGTTCTTCCGTCCATTCGTCTGCTACTATTATCGGAACTTCTTTTAATTTTAGTTCGTTTATTGCTTTTAAGCGCATATTACCACCTAAGACAACGTATTTGCCATCAACGTCTGTAAAAACGATTAGGGGGCGTTTATTTAGCATATCAGGAAACTCTTGAATAGACTTGACTAATTTTTTAAACTTTTCGTCTTTTATTATTCTTGGGTTTTTTGGGTTCGGTTTAACCTGACTTACCTTTACTATTTTAAGCATTTTCGTCTTTATATGTATTATACAACGCCCTTAATTTATCTATTAATTCTCTTAAACAACTGCTGCAATTTGTAGTTTGAGTATTTGTTTTAAATACCCTGTTGTATATTAATAATAATTCTCTTTGTTGGCTTGGCTTTACTGCATTTCGTGTTTCTGAAAACCAATTTTCTAAATATTGATATTCGTGTTCTAATAAACATTCGGGTTTTCTGTACTTAAATAATTCGTTTAATTTTGCTTTACGTTCTTCGCATCCGCAATCTTCACCTAATATCCACTTTGCTATTTTTGCGACTCCCGTAACTTCTAAAACTTTTTCGACCGTGTCCCCTAATCCTTTACTTTTAGTTTTTTTTGGCTTTGCCTTTGTTTGTTTTTTTTCCATAATTATTTTATTAATTCGTAATCATCGTTTTTTAAATTTTTATAATCTTCACTTACATTTTGTTTTAATCGTTCTTTACAAAATTTAAGGGTTTTCCATATACTTTTAAAACTTATTCCTGTAACGCTTTCAATTTGTCTTGTACTCATTCCTGAAGTTCTATAAAGGTCAAATAACTGTTGGTCGTACCAGTGCCAAGTTTTAATTTCTTTAGAATATTTTATTTCAAATCTTTTTTTTGCTTCTATGTTTTCAGGTTGGTAATCGTCTTTTAGTTGCATAGCTTCCGAAATATTTACTTTACTTATTCGTTCTTTACTTTTTTTTAGGTCAAAAGCCATATTTCGCAAAACAGTCCAAATAAAATTTTTATTTATTTTGCCTTTGTTATAAAATTTTTCTACGTTTTCAATTAAGGATAATTTAATATACATTTCTTGTACTATATCTTCAGCGTAAAATTCTTCTCCAAAAGACACAACTATATTAATCCATTCTTTGTGGTATTTGCATAATTCATTTATAAACTTATTATTCAACTAAAAAATAATTTAAAATAAAAACTATAATCAACAAAATTATTACGCGCATAATTGACGCTAAAATATAATTATCTTTGTATATCCAAGTTTGAAATTTGTCGCTTTCGTGCCAAATAAAAAAAGCAAGACAAACCCTATCAAGAACAAATATTATAATCAATAACGGAAGTAGTAAAAAATATTTCATTAGCACAAATTTATATTTTTTTTTTAATTATTAATATTTTATTCACTACAATCTAAAAAACGTATGCTATCAATATATTTATTTAAGACGTCTTTATTTTTGCTTAGTTCCCTTTCAATATTTAATAATAATATTCTCCCGCCAATCGGTTTAACTGGTGCGTTTCTTTCAACGTGCCACCCGCCGCTGCCATCCTGATATTCTTCTTTGTACGTTCCTGTAATTAATAAATGTAATTGCTTATGCTCTATTTGAAAACCAAGCTTAGGGCTAAATTGTAAAGTGTCCCTAACATCGTGCCGCGCCATATTTTCGTGAATATGTCCCATTGTAAAAATATCGAATCCTTCGTAAATTTCTAAAGCGCGTGTTAAATTAATTGCGCCTTTTGTTACAATGCCCCCGCCGCCTGAACCGTGAAAATACTTTAATTTATAATTTACTATTTTTGTTTCTGTATAATGCTGTTTTATAATTAACCAGCCGCCATAACCGCCAGTCATTACACTACTATTATTTTTATAATTTAACAAGTCAACAAAACGCTGAAGAATATCCGTCTCTTGAAACTTTATAATAGCTGTTTCGTGATTGCCGTAACCTATCACGGTTAAAATACTTGAATAGGGGCTAAACCATTCTACGGCTGTTTCTATAATACTATCTAAATATTTGTCTGTATTGTGTTCGGGTCTTATATCGGATTTATTTCGTCTTTTATCGCCACGCCCCTGCATTAAACAAAAAAAATCCCCGTTTACAAAAACGGGAATCTTATTTATTAAACAGTAGTCTAAATGTTTTTTTAATAGTTTTCTGTCGCATTTAGGGTTGTCCCAGTGTATATCAGACAAAATTGCTAATCTACATTGCCTTCCATAAATATTTAATTCGTGTACGTTTTTTCCGTGTCTTATTACTTTCATATAATAAAGACTTTAAAATACATTTTTTGTACTTATTACATATTTGACAACCGCTTTTCCTCAAATGTTAATTCTTGGTAAAAATCAAATTCTTCTTGCATAATTTTCTGTTCGTCAAACTCATAAGAATACGGGTCATTATATAACATTGTTTCTACTATTGCACAAATTAACTTTGTGTTTCTTTTGTTTAAATGTTTTGTGCTCAATAGTTCGCCATCTTCAGCGTAAAAGTCATATTTAGACAAAGTTACTATTACATCCGTTAATTCTTCGCCTTGTAATATCCATTCAGGTGTAAATCTAAATTGCATTTCTTTACCTTTGCCGCAATCAATATCAAAATACCCTACTCCGTTGTAGACTTCAATGTTTTTTACTGTTGTGTTTCGTGTTTTCATAGCTTTTTAATTAATTATTTCAACAAATATAATATAAATTATTAATATAAATACTACCTGAATAAAAAAAATGCGAAATTTTTTACGTTCCGCACTTGATTTCTTTTAAGCCTATTTACTTGAATCTAAATATTTACCTATCTTTTCAATCGTTGCTGTGCTTACTGTTTTGCCTTTTAAAAACGTGTGAATATTCGACTGGTGTAATTTAGCCTCTAAACAAAATCTATTTAGCGTTATTCCTTTCGTTTCAATGTAGCGTTTTATAAGCGTTCGCGTTACG